GTGTCTGCACCTGTTGGTCTTGCTTCAATCATTGTTTAGTTTTTAAAGCGGTTAATTAATCTATAAATATCTTTGACCATTCTAGAGGCATGGTCTGGCCTTTAAGGTGATCGCATCTGCTACCTGCAGTTACATCTTCTAGAGAGTTAAACGAAATCATAGTCTGTTCATCCTCTCTGTATATGTAGCCAACAGCGTCAGCATTTGCACATGTAATCTGCTTGATCTTGCCGGTCAAATCTAGGTCCTTAACAGCAACCTCTTTGCCCTTCTTCTCAAGCATCTTGTCTTTCAAGTGGCCTACAAGTATAACGTGGTCTGCAAGCTTGTTCAGCCTGTCAATCCACTTCTTGTATGCCATACGCAAGTACAAGTAACCGCCACCGTTAGGTAACGATAGTATTGACATGCCTGGATTCTTTGTCTCAAAGTTTTTACCCATAGGCGTAGTCATGTACAACTTCTTTGCGTCTTCCTCACACCACTCTTCTAGTTTAGAGATAGTGTCGATAGCCACATACTTGTACGGCTTGCCTTCTTTGACAATAGCTTTGCCAACTTCAGCAAGTTCTTTTAGACTAGTAACTTTAACCTTGAGTGCATCGACCATGTCAGAGCCTTCCTCCAGGTCAATAATCAAACAGTCATCTAGCTGTGATAACACTGTAGTCTTGCCGATCTTTGGCGGACCATAGATTATCATATTCTTAGGCGATTTACGGCTAGCCTTTACCTTCTTCTTTGGTAATTCCATTACATCCATTAGTCTTTAATTATTTTATTGTAAATATCTGGGTAGTCAGTAGCAAGCTTCTTACGCACACTGTGGTACTTGCTCCATAACTCTTTAATTAACTTAGCTTGATTAGCTATAGTTTTATCCTTCTGCTTTGACATAGCTAGAAGATATACCTAATCTTATTCCAAGGTATCTTGCTGCTATGCAAGTCCTTAAACTCTTGTATAAACTCTCGTTTCTTCTCAAATTTATACCTAATATTCTCACCCCCGTACTGAGATATTTTAGCCTCCTGAATGTCAGGTGACCATAGTGTTACCTCAGTTTGGGGGTGGTTCTGTAAATTCACAGTATGCTTCTTAAAATTATGCGTAAGAAATATAACTTCTGCAAGCACCTGCTCTTTCCAGTTTACGTGTTCATCTACCAAATCAAATAGTTCTGCGTAGTCTTGTAGCCAACCATCGTACACAATCACAGGACTGTAGTTTATGTGCACGTCATAGCCAGCATCTACAAACTTGTTGATAGCTTTTATCCTGTCTATAATCTTAGACGTGTTCTTCTCGTGCACGTCAGCCATCTTCTGCGGTAGTAAACTAAACCTAATACGAATCTTACCCTTAGGGTTAAACTCTAGCAGTTTCTCGTTGACATACTTAGTTGCAAAACTGCCCATAGCAATAGGATGGTCTCTGAAAAACTCAAAGACCTTTTCCCAGGCATGGTACTTAGCATGTAGCGCAAAGTCTTCGTTGCAACTAATGTCATACGTAGTATACTTAGCATGTGTCTGATTAGGCTTGTCTACAGGTGTAAAGTATGCATGGTTATTAACATGTGTTAGTATGTCATGCGGATTTACAGCAACAGACAAACCATCAGGCTTGTGGCGTTTCATGTAGCAATAGCTGCAGTTGTACAAACAACCATGGCCAAAACTAGGACTAATAAAATCTGTAGACCTACCAGACTCTCGTATAGTAAATGTCTTTCTCGTAACTTTATTAACCATTACCGTTCTCTAATTGTAAATGTGCTCATGTCTGCTTCGTAACCTATCATGCCTAGTAAACCGTCACGGTTCTTCTCCATATGACATGCAAGCAAACCTCTAGGGTTCTCACCGCAGTATGTATCTACAATGTTGTACAAATCAAACGGTCTGTTCAGGATCATAACTACGTGCGCGTCCTGACCTATACTGTCACCGCCAAACAAATCTGTAAGCATCGGCTGGTACTGGTTCTTAGCCCTGTGCTCTTGCTCTATGTTTCTGTTAAGCTGCGACAATAGTATGTTGACTACGCCAAGCTTTGACTGCATCCACATGCAACCTTTTGATATAGTATTTAAACGCTTTAGTTCTGTATCCTCAGTGCCTCTAACAAGTCTAGAGTGGTCAAACAAGTTTATAACTGTGTCTTCAGGATGCTTATTAAATACTTCTTCATTAGTATTCATAATAAACTCCATGCTCCTAGGTATGTTGTTAAAGTAAATAGGATACTTACCATACTTCTGCACTTTGCCTGCGTAGTTTCTAAAATCTACATCAGACAATGGTGAGTCTACAGATAGTAGGTCACCCATTTGTTTCTTTACGTCTTTTGATGCGCTACGCATAACCTGCTGGTAGCCTGGCATCTCAAATGTCCAGTAAAGAACTCTAATCTTTTTATCTTTGTTTGTATCCAGCACGTCAAATACTAGCTGGTTACTAAATGCAGACTTGCCCACACCTGGACGTCCTGCAATCACATAAAGCTTACCTTTTTGTAAACCACCAAGTAAATTTCTATTTAACCTTTTCCAAGATGTAGGTAACACGTCACGCTGTCCAAGCTTTGCTTGCTTAACAATTGCAATTGACTGGTTAACTGCCTTATCTATTTTTTGAAATCCCCTGGTCTTAAATACATCATAGTCTTCTTGTGATTCTGTTTTCTTCTGAGCTTCCGCCATTGCTTTCTATATTACTATACTTTTCCCAAGTATGATTATTAATCCAAACTTCTAAGTTTTGCAGGTACTCTAGCCTGCCTCTTTCTATCTTCAACTGTTTATCTAGTAATTTCAGAATCTTATCGTGTATAAATCTTTTATTTCCTACTACTCGTCTGTATCTATCTTTTGCTTTCTTGTTTGCTTTTGCGCTAGGATCGCTAGCATGCAGTATACGCATGCCTTGCTTAGTTTGCACCTTCATAGGGTAAGCTACAAGTAGCTCTGCAAACATCTGATCAAAATCACTTGCAAATAAATCTATAAATTCTTGTCTAACAATATGCTCTTCTATCTCGTCTCCTAGTTTAACAAATCCTTTCTTCTGTAACTCTTCCCAATTAGGATTAAGTTTTAATCTGCCTAAGATTTTAAACCCTTTCCTATACAAAGCATATAATGCCAAATAATCATCAGCACTTATACCATTATCTATCAATAAATTTATATCAATTTCTACCTGCATAAGCTTACAAATTTACGAAAAAACTACCTGATTACAAAGCATTTAGCTCTGTAACCAAGTAATATTCTTCAGTCCCTTAACACTCTTTCTTAGCCATTTTTCTTCCTGGCTACCCGCTACATATAATATGTATATCTTACCCTTCTTGTCCTCTTGGAATCGTATAAGTCTACCTATGCGCTGTATCATTGGCAACGCTTTACTAGTTAGACCGCACACAATACCAATACTGGCATCAGGCACATCTAGACCCTGGTTAAGAGCCTTTGTAGAACACAGAGCTCGTATAGATCCGTCCTTGAACTTGTCAAGTGCTTCCTTCCTTTGCTTCTTAGTCTTACCGCTGTGGTAAGCAAGTGCAAAAGGTTGTATAGACTCTGATAGTGTATCAGTAAATGCATTAGCACCACCGAACACTAGCATTTTGCTATCTAAGTTTTGTAACACAAGCTTCTGTAGCTCTTGTACTTTATTAGATGCAAAGTCAACAATCTTTTTACGATCTCTTATGCATGCATAGAATCTGGCTGCTGCTTGCTTATCCTGTGGAGTAGCATTCTTGTTAGCCATAATCTGCTTTGCATTGTCAAAAGCGTCATACTGACCAAGCTTGTATTTCCAATACACAAACTTGTTCTGCACACTTTTGTAGTCTGCTTTCTCATCAGCTGTTAGCTCGATAGGCACACACACAATGTCATACGGAGCCACAAGCCCAAGCTTAACACACTGGTCAAGCGTAATCTTGTAGGCTGTAGGAGCAAGCTTAAACAAGTGTAGTTTATACTCATTCTCCTCAGGCAGCGTAGCTGTCATGCATAGCAACCTGTCGTATGTATTGTTCTCAAAGAACTTGCGGTACTCTGGCGACAAGCCAAGATGTACCTCGTCGCACACAACAACGTCGTAGTGTTCGCCAACATACTTGTATGCTGTCTGATAGCACACAATGTCAACTCTATCTACGATGTGGTCATAGTCCCACTTAGAGAATTCTTCCTTGAATTGCTCTTGTAGTTGGACAGTAGGCACAAGCACAAGGCCACGACCTGTAGGTACATTATCAAGTACTTTACCAATAGCAATAACACCACACCTAGACTTACCGAAGCCTGTGCCAGCAATAATGCTGCCTACAAAGCCTTCTTTAGCCCATGCATTTAGTGCCTTGCGCTGTTCTGTATCCTTGATCTTGTTTACCTCCGACATAGTTAACTGCATTTCCATAAGTTCACCGTTCTTTCAGTTTCCTGATCATAGTAATCTCCTGCATGTGCAACAAGTCCTTTGTCTCTAAGTTCTGTAACACGGCCTGTAACTCTGTTAATGTCCCAGCCTAGACTCTTAGCAATCATACGATTAGTGGCTTGCCCTAGCTCGTTCTTAAGACACACAAGTACTTGTAGTTGCCTCTTCGTAAGCGTAGTGCCTTCCTTTAGCTGGTCGTATGACTCTAGCGATTTAGTGTTCATGTTAGTCTTCATATCCTTCTTTTTCTTCTTCTAAGATTAAACTTTCTAGTCCCTCTATATCAAGGCCGACAGCACTTACTAAGAACTCTGTCATTTCGACTTCTACCTCTGCACCTTCCTTGTTTGGTAGTTGCAGCCAAATTGAATGCACACTAACTCCAGGAGGACTGCCAGGATGGCCACTGCCATCAGGGTAGTACAATACTTCAGGTTCGCCAGGATCAAAGTCGTACTCTACAACAAAGTCCCAGCCTTCTAATAATTCTATTTCTGTTTTTGCCATTTTAATAAATTTTAAGCTAATATTAAT